AGCAGATATGACAGTTACAACAGAACGAGCAGCATTTACATTAGTTTATGTTGATTCAACTCATGGATGGTTATTAACAAATAAATAATATGGCAACTTATAAATCAATTAAATATAGCGTAAATTATGTGGGGAAAGCAGGAACATTAATTCCTCTATCTACTTTTACGTCTGATGGGTCTGATGATGATGCTACTTTTAATAGTTCAGTTATAACTTCTGATTATGATGAGTATTTATTTATATGGAATAGTATTCATGGTGAATCAGATGGTCAAAATTGGATGTTTAATGGAAGTGTAGATAATGGGTCTAATTACAATGTTACTAAATCAACATCATTTTTTACAGCAGAACATAATGAAGATGGTTCTGCCACCAGTGTTTATTATAGTACAAGTCAAGATTTAGCGCAAGGTACAGGATATGTTGATTTAAATCATGATGGTGTAGGGTCAGATAATGACCAGTGTACTTCAGGCTATATGACATTATATAATCCTAGTTCTACAACTTTTGTAAAACATTTTATAACTCGAACTCAATGTTCAACGTCAGGTAATAGCACAGCTGATAGTTTTGTGGGAGGGTATTTAAATACTACATCTGCTGTAAATAATATTCAATTTAAATTTTCGTCTGGTGAAATACAAGGTGGAACTGTACAATTATTTGGAGTTCATTAATGGCGACATACTCAAGTATTAAATATAATTTTACACCGCCTGATGCTACAACCTCATCACCTTGGGGTGCAGGTGCAATGAAATTAATTAAAACAATTAATGCTAGTTCTGATTCTACAATTAATTTTGTTGATGGAAGTAGTGATGTTGTATTAGATAATACATATAGAACATATTTATTTAAATTAATTGAAATTCATCCACAAACAGATGATAAAAGAATTAATTTAGGATTTAGTACAGATGGTGGAAGTAATTATAATGCAACAGTACAAAATACTTTTTTTATTGCTCATCATAATGAAGGTGATAGTTCCTCAGGACTTCAATATCAAACTGCTTCTGATAATACCCTAGTAAGTGGAGCTATTAATTATTCAGAAGGAATAGGTAATGAAAATGACCAAAATGCTTCCGGAGAATTATGGCTATTTAATCCTTCTGATACAACTTATATGACACATTTTATGGGAAGATGTGCAAGGATGTATCCCGGTGATGACTCATTTGTTGATGATTTTGTTGGAGGTTATGTAAATACAACATCAGCCGTAGATGCTATACAATTTTCAATGACATCTGGTAATATGGATTCTGGAACAATCAAACTCTATGGAATAGCATAATGGCAACATACGCAAGTATAGCACATGACCAATTATTAGCTAATGCTAGTGCAATGGTATTGTTAAAAACAATTGAAGCATCATCTGATGCAACAATAAGTTTTGTTAATGGAAGTGATGGAGTTACATTTGATTCAACATATAAAGAATATATTATTCGTTTTAGAGCTGTACATCCATCAGATGAATATTACAGTTTAGCATTTAATGCATCTGATGATGCATCAAGTCATTCTTATGATATAACTAAGACAACAACTTTTTTTAATTGTATCCATCAAGAAGATGATTCTCCTACTTCATTAAGTTATAATGGAAATCATGATATAGCACAAGGAACAGGATTTCAAAATTTGTATATAAATGCTGGTAATGGTAATGATGAGAATACAAGCGGATATTTACATATATTTAACCCAGCAAGTACAACTTTTGCAAAACAGTTTTATTCTAGATGTAGCGGTTCAGAATTTGATGACCATGTACAAGATGTTTTTACTGCCGGTTATTTTAATACAACATCTGCACTCACTGCTATTCAATTTAAATATACAAGTAATAATATAGATGCAGGAACATTTAAACTATATGGAGTAAAATAATGCCAAGATATCACAATATAAACGGAGTAAAAGTACAGTTCACAGCAGAAGAAGAAACTGCTCGTGATGCTGAAGAAAAAGCATGGGCTGATGGTCAGCTTGATAGAGATTTACTTAGGTTACGAGATAAAAGAAATAGACTATTAGCAGAAACAGATTGGTGGGGTACTTCTGATAATACAATGACAGCCGACCAAACAAAATATAGAAAAGATTTAAGAGATTTACCAAGTGGATTGGATACAGTAGAAAAAGTAGCTAATGTAACGTGGCCTACAAAACCAAGTTAAGATGTTATTAGGACACACAGCATTCGCAGAACAAGCCTTTCAAGATGCAAGACTTGACGCGGAGCATAATATTGAATTTGCTGAAACTGGTTTTGGTTTAACATTTTCTGTTGGAACGGAGGTTGCAACAGGTGGAGCAAATGTATCACCAAGTGGTTCAGCGGGAACATTTAGTATCGGTGATGAAACCGCATTTGGAGAAGCATTCCAAAATCTTATTTCATTTAGTTCTGGAAGTTTAGATCTTACTATTTGGAATGAAACAGATGATAGTGAAACATCAACATGGTCTAATGTAGATCCAGGGTCAACAGATTAGGAGTAAAATATGGCAGATGATGCTACAATAAGTTTAACTGCAACAATCTTACCGGATGAGATTTCTAAAACTATTAGTGGATCAATGACGGTTACTCCTGATGATACGAACGATAAATGGTATTATAAATTAACAGCCATAACAACAACGAGCGCTGATTTAATTGCTGGTCGTTTTATTGATTATACTGCCGTTGATCAAGATACAGATATGACAGCGGTAAGTACAAGTGATAAAGTAAAATTTTTATTTATTAAGAACACAAGCACGGCAGATGGTATTGTTATCTGTCTTGATGGCGGAACAGCTGCAAATGATTTAGCAGATGGTATTTTTATTGGACCATCACAATCATGGTTTGGACGATTACCAAATGTAACCGTTGCAAATATTCACGCTATATCTTCAGATGTAGCTGACGCAGGTGATGCAACAGCAAATGCAATTGTTGCTGCTTTAATAGATGATGTAGCATAGGAGGATTAAATGGCATCGACATATTCTAGTACACTTAATCTTGAGCTTCAAACAACAGGGGAAAACTCAGGAACATGGGGTACGATAACAAACAATAATTTACAGAAGCTGGAATCAGCTATTAAAGGATATGTATCGGTTGCAATTGCGAGTACAAGTGACGCATTAACAGCAACAGACGGTACATCATCGGATGAAACAAGTAATGCAATAATTAAATTAACAGGCACATTAACGGGTAATACAACCATGCAATGTGAAGCCGCAGAAAATTGGTACATTGTTGATAACGCAGCAACAATGGGAACATATACTTTAGGATTTAAACCTGCTGGCGGAACAGCAACAAATCTCGTTTCAGGTTCCAAGCACTTATTATACACGGACGGCTCGACAATGTTCGACGTCTTGGATGATGCAGGAAATATCACGGCCAACGGAACATTAGATGTTGCAGGAGCTGTAAACTTTAATGGTGGTGCTTTTATTTTTAATGAAGCAGGTGCCGATTTAGATGCAAGATTTGAAGGAAATACAGCGACACATCTTTTATTTACTGATGCTGGTAATGACAGGGTTGGTATTAATCAAGCATCTCCTTCAACAACACTTGATATTGTTGGTAGTTTAAAAGCAACAGGTAATATTGACTTTGATGGTGGATCTTTTACCTTTAATGATTCATCCGCCGATCTTGACTTTAGGGTTGAGAGTAACGGCGATGCAAACAATTTAGTATCAAATGGTGGAACAGATCGTGTTGGTATTGGTGTAAATGCTCCAGGGGCAAAATTAGAAATTAATCAAAACAGTTCATCAGCAGCCATTCCATGTTTGGAATTAGATCAAGATGATGCCGATGAACCATTTATTAAATTTGATGGAAGTAGTGCATCGGATACATCAGGTAATATTACAACTGATACAAGTATTGGCTCTTTAACGGGATATATACGCGTTGATGTTGCTGGAACAGATCGCTGGATACCATACTACGCGACAAGCTAGGAGACTAAATGCCGTTAACAAAACTGCAAATAGCGCCTGGTATCGATAAACAAAATACGGAATATGGGGCCGAAGGACGATGGGTGGACAGTGATAATGTCCGTTTTCGTTATGGCTTACCAGAAAAAATCGGTGGCTGGGATAAAGTAACAAGTGATGCTCTACTTGGAGCAACACGTGCTATTTTGACATGGTCTGATCTTAACGGCGTTAACTACGCGATGTATGGTACGAATAAAAAATTGTATGCATACTCAGAGGGAAGTTTTGGTGATGTTACGCCTACGCGCGCAACAGGAACCGCGACACAATTTGCAACAACATCCGGATCAACAACTGTAACCGTTACCGATGCGTCACACGGCGCATTGATCGGGGACCACGTGACATTTTCCAGTGTCAGTGGCGCTATTGGTGGTATTACACAAGCAAATCTTCAAAATGAATTTGAATTACAAACAGTAGCTGATAGTAATACCTATACTATTGTATCACCAGCAGCAGCAACATCGACAGCAACTGGAGCAACAGCAACAGCGACGTATGAAGTAAATACAGGACCTGCTACATCTATTTATGGATATGGCTGGGGTGCTGGTACATGGAATATATCAACATGGAGTTCTACTCGTGAAGGTCTAACAGGCGCGGAAGGCGTTTTACTACAATCAACAAAATGGGCACTTGATAACTGGGGTGAAGATGTTTTAGCTCTACAACTTGATGGTGGTTTATATTACTGGGATACTTCAGCTGGATTATCTAGTAATGTTGCATCGACAACTAATGTATCAAATGCTCCAACAAAATCACGTTTTATGCTGGTTTCCGGTGATGATAGACACGTTATTTGTTTTGGAACGGAGACAACAATTGGTACAACATCAACACAAGATAATATGTATATTCGCTGGTCTCATCAAGAAACAACCAATACATGGACACCAACAGCAACGAATACTGCTGGTACACACCGATTAACATCGGGAAATAAAATTGAAACAGCGGTTCGATCAAGGGGTGCTGTTTTAGTTTGGACGGATCTTGCATTGTATCAAATGCAGTTTATTGGTGCTCCATTTACATTTGGATTTAAGCAATTAGGTTCTAACTGCGGCGCTGTCGGCATTAATTCCGCTATTGATATTAGTGGTATATCGTATTGGATGGGTAATGATTCATTCTTTATGTTTGATGGTGCGGTTAAAAAATTACCATGTTCCGTACAAGATTAT